GGTCCTGTGCCTTACTCTGCCAAGGTTTATGTCCACCGTGCTTTGCCTGAGATCTCTGGGACTGGCAAGGTCAGCATTTCTATTGGTGGCGCTAACTCGAGCGCTCAGGAACCTACCTACGGGGAAGCTGTTCAGATGTCTATCGACACCGACAATCCTTGGGTGACCACTCAGCAAAACACCGTCCGTACCGTGTCTATCAAAGTTGAAACCAATGATTCAACTGACACATGGAACATGCCAGCAATGAACTGGCAAGCAACCGTAACTGAGGATGCGTTCTAATGCCATTCTTCCTTGACGGCAACCCCACACAGGGAGAAATCTCTGAAGCAGTAAATTACCTTTTGAGTAATTTCAGCCAGAGTGTCTCTGCTGATCCCAATACTGGTCAGGTGATAGGACCCGGTGGGGAGATCCAGTACTACTTGTACAAGTACATGTTTGTCAAATATGCTGACAGCTTTGATGGCACGGTTGGGTTTTCCAATACGCCTACCAACAAAAGCTACTACGGCCTAAGAAACTCTGACAGTTCTACAGAATCTACTAACCCTGCTGACTACATCTGGACTCAGGTAACTGGTGGGTTTGGAACCACAAAGTTCCTGTATTACCTGACTACTGGTGGCAGGGCTATTCAGTTCCAAGTGGCTACTTCTGTACCTAACCCCGGTTGGGAAATTGATCCGGGCACGGCAATTGACTTGGATTTTGTTACCAATGTAACAAGTACTCCAGCCAACTTTGTTGTTATCCGTACACCCAATGTATCTACAGCGCCTACTGATTCTGAGGTGTTGTCGGCTATTGGTCGTTTGCCTATGTCTGGCGACCTTTGCACGATCAACTACAACAGCGGCATAGCTTCTATTGTCTATAAGTACACAACTGGCTGGGCTGTTTTCCAGAAGTACATTACTGGTGACTTGATTGTTGCCAACAGTATTACGGCAACAAACATTGCTACTGGAACAATTACAGCCACACAAATAGCAACTAACACAATCACAGTTAGTCAGATCAACGATGTCTCTGTTGGTCAAATCATTGCTGGCAGCTTTAATTTTGTCCCGTACTTAAGCACTGGTACAAGTACATTTACTGTTCCTGCATATGTCTACAAAATAAAGGTTACGGTAATTGGCGGCGGCGCTGGCGCATACAACGTTAACTATGGTGGCGGTGGCGGTGCTGGTGGAAGTTCTATTGGTGTATTTGCTGTAACACCGGGAGACAACTATACCGTTGTAGTTGGTAGCGGTGGCGCAGCAAGTTCAGCAGGTGCTAACTCTTCTTTTTCTGGACCCGGAATTAGCGTTGTTGGAGGTGGTGGTCAGCCGCCAACTGGTTCTGGTTCTTTATTAAACCAAGGTGGTGCTGGTGGCACATCATCTGGTGGTCAATTAAACATTACTGGTGGATACGGATCATCAACTTCTGGATCAATTTCTTTTCCTCCTGTATGTAATGGCGGTAACTCTATATTAGGTGGCGGTGGCGGTGGTAATGCATCTGGAAACGGTTTTCCCGGTTCGCCTAATTCTGGTGGCGGTGGTGGCGGTCGTGCTGCTACGGGAACTGCTGGAGCAGGTGGTTCTGGCGTTGTGATTATTGAATATTAAGGAATAAATCATGGGTGGATTTTCAGCACAAGTTCAGCAGCCTACCAACAGCCCAAGCAGCGGCAAGGGCATCGCATCTCAGGCAGAGCAGGTGTCTGCTCGTGAACAGCAATACCAAGCCCCTCAGCCTATGGCAAAGGGTGGCAACTATCAATCAAACGCAACCTCTGGACAGCCAAGGATGGGTCAACAAAACCCGTATCCCAATACTGTCGGACAATGGGATAATGCGCGTATTCAACCTGTAGGCCAACAAGGCAAAGGTAAAGGAGCTTAATCATGGGCATCGGCGGCGGTAAATCATCTGGAAGTTCTGCTCCAGTAGTAACGCAAGAACAAAAAGATCTATTGAAAGCCCAGACTGGGTTTTTGACAAATACGGCATTCCCTGCCTACCAAAAGACTGTTGGTCAGGCTTCTGATGTCTATGGTCAAGTAAATCCTGTTGCCACCACCGCAGCCAATACGGCTATGGATGTGGCTGGCAGAACTGGAGCTTTGCAAGAGGTTGCAGGGGCTGGCGCATTGACTACAGGTCTGACAGGCTTGGCATCGTTGTTTAACCCACAGTACGAAGAAGGTCAGGTTCAAGCTGCTTTGCAAGCTGGCAAAGAGGCTACTCGTGAACAGATTGGTGAACAAAATGCCATGTTCGGTGGGGCTGGTGGTGCTGGTAGCAGCCGTGCTGCCTTGGCTCGTGAGAACTTGAAGTCACTTAGCGATCAGCGCTTGGCTACTGCTGCCGCTGCTGCTCGTGCTGGCGTTCAGGCTAACAAAGCTGCTGCTGCTCAAGCGCTTACTGGTGCTGGTCAAACAGGTCTTACTTCTGCTCAACAAGCCGCTGCTGGTCGTGTTGCCTTGGCTCAGACACCACAAGATGTGTTGGCTAAATATGCCTCTGTGATCTACGGCACACCACAACAGTCCACCACTCCAAACTTCCAAGGCACTCAAGGTCAGAATACTTCTGGCAAGGGCGCTGGTTTCAAATTTGGCGGTTAAGGAATCAACATGAATAACCCATATGTGATGCCATTTACTCAAGGGCAAGAGTTTGCCAATTGGCAACGCTATGCTGGTGAGACAAACAAACAAACTGGCGAGTTTGAGTTTGGTATTCCAAAGGCTCCAGAGGCTCCAATACAGCCTCCTAGCGTGCCAGAAACTGTTGTTCCTGACTACACTCCTACTGTGGGTGTGGCTCCAACTTCAACACTTGGTGTTAAGCCTGTGGCATCTTTGGGGGTGGCTCCATCGACTATGGGTGTTACTAAGCCAACATACGGTACTTCTTTATTGGATGCCGTAAGCAAACATTTAGGGGAATAAGATGGCAGAAGAATTTACCGGAACTGGTTTAACCCCTCCTAAGAGTTTGGGCTGGAATCCTAGCCCTGAGATTTCTGCATTGAACACTCAAGCAGCAGAAAAGCACATCCAAGAATACACACCTGTTGTTGAAAAGGTTGCCAAGGGGATTGCTCCTACTGCTACACCTGAAGAGCGTGTGCAAGCTGTTGACGCTGTAAAGAATGTCAAGAGTGCTGATGAGTTCCGTTGGGCCGACCTGCTTGGCGCTAAAAACTTTGGCGACATTTACAAAGCTGTTACTGGTGGCAGCGATGTGCGCGTTGAAGCATTTGATGATGCTGGTCGCAAATATTACAAGGTGTTCAACCAGCGTACTAGCCAAGCCACTCCTTATGGTGAATTTCGCCGTTATGAGACTGCTGACGGTAAGCCATTGACTCCTGATGAAGAGGCCAAGATTGGCACAATTACTTCATTGGCTGAAGTTCCTATGTCTCAGCGTCCTTTCTTCCAAGCAAACAACATTGCTGCCAAGGATGTAATGGTTGCTCAGGCTGCTAACTGGAACAAGATGACCAAGGCTGCATCTGCTGCTGCTTTGGGTGCTGGCGCTTTGCGTGACATTGCTGTTGAAGACAAAGACATCACCAAGCAACTTTTACCTTTCTCTGTTAACCCAGCGATGCGTACTTTGTTGGCAGGTGCTAACGAGATCCGTACAGGTAACACTCAAGAGATCCAGAAGAATGCTCAAAATTTAAGCAAGTTTCTGACAGGTCAAGCTTCTAGCAGAGAGTTCCAAGACTTCAAGAAAACCTCTGGTGGCTTTAGCGCTGGTATCAATTACCAAGAAGGTAAAGGGGCTACCAAGTCTGACGGTTCTAAGCTGACTTCTGAGGACATCAGCGAGATGATGAACAGCGCTATGCAAGCTGCGACATCTTCTAATGCTGTGACGGCTCGTAAAGAAGACCTGATGGCTAAGGCTCAGTTGTTGGCTGCTCAAGGCAAGATTGAGAACTTTGACTTGATCCAACGCTACATCAACAACCAAGCCAAGAAGGCATCGATCATCAAGTCTATTGAAGACAACGGTGGCATCGGTATTGCCAAGCCTAACTTGGATTTTGCTCAAGGCGACAGCTTCTCTTTGGCTTACACAAAGGCTGAATTGGACGAGGCATATGCTGACTTGGCAGAAAAGTTTGCTGAAAAAGTAGGCATGGCTCAGGCTAAGTATGGCAAGAGTGTTCCCGGCATTGGTGTGATCGAGCGTGAGATTGCTGCTGACAAGACTATTGGTGAGCGCAAGAAGGCTACTCGTGAAAACATCTCTCGTTTCTTGCAAGAGAATGCTGCCACTTTGGAGCAGTTGAACAAGAGCGAAACTCCAGCGGCTTTGTTGCAACAGCCCGGAGCATCTAAGGTTGGAGGTGTTGAACCACCTGCAATGCCTTCTGCTCGTAATCCTGCTGCATCTCGTCCACCACCAGCTGCTGCAGCACCACAACGCAGACCGCTATCTAGTATCTTTGGGGGTTAATAATGAGCGCTGAAATCGATAAAGCAGTTGCTGATGCTCTTGCTGAAGGCTATGCCCCGCAAGATATTTTGAACCATCTGAAATCATCTGATAACCCTGCTTTCAGGGATTGGTATCAGAACTACTCTACCAACATGCAAGCCCGTGAAGCAGAAGGTCAGGCAACAGTTGCTGCTGATCAACCTAATGTTTCTACCTTGGAAAGCTTTAGCGAATTAACTCCCGCACAAAAGCTTGGCGTTGGTGCTGGTATAGCTACTTTTACTGCTGGCCTTGGTGGACTTACTTATTACGGCAAAAAGCAGATGGATGTTAATGCTGCCGTTAAAGAACAAATTCTAAAGAACGAACTTCCTTTGTCTCAAAAAGACTTAGAGTTTCAGCGTCAAAACGATTTGGCTGAAAAGCGTTTGGCAATTGAAGAGCGCCGTCTTGGTGTAGAGACTGCACAGCCTCAGTTGTCTCCTTTGGAAGAGATCAAGCTCGAGCGTGAGAAGCTGCGCTTGGAAGCTGAGAGACAGCGCGTTGCCCGTGACAATGAATTGCATCAGGCAAAGATTACTCAGATGGCTCGTCAGGCTGAGTTGAACGAACAGAAAGCCAAGGCTGCTATGGAAGCCAAGACTGCTGTTCAAAAGCAACAAAAGGCTGGTGGTGGTCTAAGTCCTATGGATAAGACTATCCTGAACAACCAAATGACTGCTGCCGCCAACTCTGATGTAAAGGCTCAAGTTGAAAGCAAAGCACCTGTTGCACCTCCAAAAGCTGGTCCTCAGATTCAACTTACACCTAGCCCAGAAGTTCGTGCTGAACTGCCTGTTGTACCTTTGGCGGGGTCTGCGCCAAAAGGTGAGTCGACAGTTGAGAATGCCCCAACGAAGGCTCCAAAGGCTCCTAAAGCTGTTCAGCCTCCCGGCACAGGTGGTGGTGATAACTGGCTACACAATACTCTTGGCCCTGAAGGCTATCAAGAGTTCATTACCAAGTACAACGAAGGCAAGCCTATCCCGAACTACGAGAAGGCTAAGTCAATGTTTGGTAGCGTTTACCAAGGTCCTAAAGTAAGAGAAATTCCTGAAGGTGTTCGCATTGAGCGTGGCATTGCACCTCCAGAGAAGGCTGCTAACTTTGGCAAGCTTGGCAAGATCGCTGCTGTTGCTGCTGCTGGCGCTACTGCTGCTGGTTCTGCTAACGCTCAAGAGATGGCTAGAAACTTAGGTGAGATGTTGTTGCCAATTGGCGCTACACCTTCAACATTAGCCCCCGGAACACTTTACACACCTGCTCAACAACGCGAGTTTTCAGAGCAATTAGCAAGACAACAGGCTGCTGAAAGACAAAAGCTTGGCAGTCCCTATCGTTCAGTTCCACCTCCGAGATAAGACATGGAAGATGTTACACACGCCCAAATCTATGAACGCCTAGTTGCTGTTGAAGGCAAGGTAGACCACATAGACAAGAACACTAAGGATCTTATCGATGGCTTCAATGCTGTCCAAGGGGCATTTACTGTTCTTGGTTGGATTGCTAAAGCTGCCAAGCCTATTCTCTGGATAGCTGGCGCTTGGGCTGCTACTGCGCTGTTCTTCTCCAACTGGAAAAAGTAATGTGGATCCTATCTCAGCAATGCTCATGCTGGGCAGCGCACTCAAGGGCATACGCTCTTGTTGCGAAATGCTCAACGAGGGTAAAGCTGAGATCCAAAGGATAAAGAAAGGCATAGCTGATGCTAAAGAAATTGCAAAGGAAGTTACAGGCTTTTTCGGATGGATCGCAAGCCTTTTTGGACCACCTAAAGACGTTCCACCATCGCCACAAGAAGTTAAGTCTGGCAGCGAGAGCGTACGAAAGAAAGAAGAATACATTGAGTACATCCCAGACGAAGACGCAATCATTGACCAGTTCATTAAACATGTTGGGGACTTCTTTAAAGCACAGGCTTACCTTGTTGCTTACAAAGAAGATCTAGAGCGCAAGGTGTTTAGTTCAACGCATGGGGATAACAACATCGGAGCCTTGGAGTTGATATCGATTGAGACTAAGCTGGTTAAATGCGGTGCTGAACTCAGGGAACTGATGAACGAAGCGCCAGCACAGTTGGGTCCGTTGTATAGTCGCTACAAGGCAATGTATTCCAAAATCCTTGACGAGCAAAAGAAGGCACGGGAGCGGGACAGAAAGAATGAAAAGCAAAGGAGGATACTCAAGGTGAAGACAGAGAATGATCGTATTGATCGCTGTGTTCCTCATTGGGTGACGCTGGGCTTAATCATTATTTTCTGGGTGTTCGTATGGCTAATAACATCGCTGAGTACGATGCAAAGATCTACTTTTGGGGAATGGTCTTATTCGCCACCGTCAGTTTTATTGCACTCCCTGCCGTTGCCTTTATCTATCTTGACAACAAAATCCTTAGTGAGCAGGTCAAGTCCGATAGACGCAAGACTGAAAAACTGAAACAACAAGTTGATGAACTACTAAAAGGAACCAAAGATGCTACCAATAGTCGCGTCAATCGTAGCGAACCTGATTGATAACGGAATGCACAAAGTGGCTGACCAAGTGATCGAGAAGGGCGTAGATGCTGTTCAAGATAAGTTGGGCATGGAGTTAAAGCCACAAGGTCAGGCTACCCCTGAGTACAACGCCAAGCTTCAGGAAGAGGCTAACCGTCACTCTGAGTTCATGGCTGAGTTGGATGAGAAGTCTACCCAACGTGCTACGGATATGTATATGGCAGACGAGTCCACCCGTAAGTTTAGCCAGCACTATGCTTGGTTCATTACTGTGGTTTCTTTTGCTTACTTCTTCATTGTTTCCTTTGCTCCTGTTGAGAACCGCAACCGTGACTTCATCAACATCATCTTGGGTTTCCTGATTGGTACAGCGGTTAACTCATTGATCCGTTTCTTCTATGGTTCTAGCAACAAGTCTCAAGAGGCTGTTGACCAGAAACAAAAGGAGCAACAACAATGAATGTAGAACTCAAGCACCTGCAAGCCGTCAAGGTGAAGGAGCCTGAGAAATGGTTGCCCTTCATTCGTGAAACCTGCGAGAGATATGGGATCAATACTAAGAACCGTATTGCATCCTTTCTTGCCCAAACAGCCCACGAGTCAGCTGGCTACACAATGCTAGAAGAGAACCTGAATTACTCTGATGTATCTATGGCTGCGTTATGGTCTAACAGGTTTGCTGTTCAAGAACCTGATCCTAATAAGCCCGGCAAGACCCGTGCAAAAAAAGACGAGAAGGGTAAGAACATACCTAACGCCTTTGCCAAGGCCCTGCACCGTAAGCCTGAAGCCATTGCTAATGCCGTTTACTCGAACCGTATGGGCAACGGAACCATTGAATCAGGTGAGGGCTGGAAGCACCGTGGAATGGGTCTTAAGCAATTGACTGGCAAGGACAATCACAAGCGCTGTGGGGATGCCTTGGGCGTTGATTTTGTGAGCAACCCTGAGCTTTTGCTGGAGCCTAAGTGGGCGGCAATGTCAGCAGGGTGGTTCTGGTCAACCAATAAGCTAGAAGTCTTTGCTGATAACGATGACTTAGAAGGTCAAACAAAGAAGATCAACGGTGGTTTGATCGGCATTGATGACCGTAAGAAGCGTTACAAAGACTGCCTAGCGTCAATGGACTGATGGTTCGCTGACTAGGAATTCGTAGCCAGAGTTGAGGCGGTAGTTATTCAAGAGCTTCTCTTGGATTTCTACCATCTTGTAGAGGTAGATAACCTCATCGGTTACCTCTGTAGAGTCGATGATTGTGCCCTCTGCGTCACGTTGTAGCAGGACGTAGGACCATTCTTTTACTGTATTGCTATTAGACATTTGATCACCACCCAAACGGTCAAAGCAAGAGCAACACCTACGCCTAGGCAGAACAAGATTAGTTCAATCATTTTGGCATCCCCGCACGGCTGTAGACCGCAAATGTTTTAGGAAGCAGCATCTGAGGGTTCTTTGTAACCCCATGAATCGTGCCGTGGTTAGGTGTTTCAAGGCGTTTGTTTTCTACATACCTAGTCATTGCCAGACTGCCCCTAGAAGAGACTATGTGGTCTTTCATGAAGTCTGGGTAGTGTGTTTTCATAAAGTCAGGATGAAAGGCGTTCATTCTTTTCTCACTTTTAACATTTCGTCTGCCATTGAATAAGCTGAGATAGCTATCCAATTCTTTACTTTATTTGTATCTGTTATTTCAGGGTTGCTAAAGATTGCTTGCATCGCCTTGGCAGCAAAGTAATCACGCAATTCCATTCCATCATGAATTATTGTTGTTGGATCATTGCCATCATCGTTATAAATTAGTGCGCTAACTGGAAAAGCTGGTCCACCTGTATTCATACCAACCCCCACTCTCGTTCTGATCGACCTGCTTTAGAATTAACTGTCTGACCTGTGGTGTCAACTACGCCCAGCTTCTTCATCTCTGGCAGTCTCCGTGCTACCTGATTCGGGTCCAACCCAGTCCGACTGGCGATCCCGTCCTTGCCCAGCGGTCCATGCTCGTACAGACATTGATAGATCAAATCCATATGCTGGGGAGCCGCTTCCTTTATTTGCTCTGCTGCCTGATGGCTTGTGAGTGGATCGGACTTTCGTGACCGCCAAAACTGCAATAATTTCATCGGTTAACTCCTTTTCTTTGCGTCTACTATAAACAATGCCATTGTCCCTAGTCCATTCCTCGTGGCAACGGCCTTGGGCTTTCATCTTTGCTTTGTATTCATTCGTGCAGTCTTCACAAATGAACGTTTGTTCTTTAGCCCGGTAAGCTTCGTGTAGCCATTGCTGGTATTGCAGGTGGCTGACAAAACAATCGGGGGTGTATTTACTTTTGTTGGGATTCATAGGGGCGACATGGGAGTCCATGAACAAGTCTAGTTGGTCATCGAATCCCATGCCTGTCACCTTACATGCCGCAACCGCAAATCATCTTGCCGTTGTATCCGGGGACACAGCGATAAGGCTGAAATTGTGGGCAAGAAGCAGCTGCATAACCAGCCACAAACAAAAGCGTAATTGCTAAAACAAATTTTTTCATCATAAACTCCAGTTGATCAAGTTAGGTATATTACCAAGGGATATCGTCTTCCATGTCCTGCACGGCTTTACCAGCAGGGGCTTTGGTTACCTGAGCAGCCTTTGCTTTTTCAAGAACCACGGCGTTGAACTTTTCGTTCGCGTAGATGTAATTGAACCAATTACCGTTGTCCATCTTCTTAGACGGATACTTTACAAACTCACCTTTAGAGCCTTGCATGATGCCGCAGCCCTTGATGGTGATGAAAGGGTCTACGCCCTCTTTAGATGCCAACATTAAATTGAAGGAGGGGTACTTGCCCTCTTTCCATTCGATTGAGATTTCCATTTTCTTCCTTTAGACGGGTTTCGCCTTCTTTATCGCTGATCGAATACCAGCACTCATTTGGTTAGACAACCAAATCTCTTGATCAGACTCAAGGGCAGACTCCTTGATCATCTGATATGCCTCAAGGGCTTTACCTGCGTTGACTAAGTCGGTGCAGGATTGGGCCATCTCGCGCAAAAACTCTTTCTCTTCTTCTGGCAGATCGTCACCGATACCACCTTTTGGGGTCACCACAGGACCATCACCTTTGCGACCTGTTGTAGCGTCCAAGGCATCGTGTTCAACGATTTCAAGCGCTGCAACCCACAAATAGCGTCGCAGGTATGTTTGTACCGCCCCAAGGTTTTGGACCTCGTGACAGCCCTTTAAAGCCGCTGTAGACATAGGTGACGAGATAACGATAGTCTCTTCGGGCTTCTCGGTGTTGACAATGGTCATCGTGGCGTACTCAGAGTCAAAGCTGATGACAGAAGTCAAGCCAACATCCTTAAAGATTTCAAGGGCGGGGATAACAAAGTCACCCAACTCGAAGTAGTAGTAGTTGGCAAACTTGTTGTGGCCAGACTTCTTGAGCTGACGGGTATGAAAACGCTCACGGGCGTGGTTGAGTTTGGTGTAGATGTTCATTTGATTTCCTTTATCTTTGCATCGATTTGGCTTTGCGTTAGACCTTCTTGACGGAAGGCGCATTCAATTTCCCAGTTGATGATGTCACGCTGAATGTCATCATCCATGTCAGCAAAAGTTTCAAAGTGGTTTTCACCACAGCAACCAATGCTGGTGCGTTCAGTACCGCAGTAGCAGCAATACTCTTGGCTGGATTGCATGAATTCTTGTTTGTACTCTTCGTACAGGCTTTGCATTTTCATTTGAAGTCCTTTGCTAACATTCTTTCAATTACGGTGATTGCTCTGTCTCGGATCAGGTCAATGATGTTTTGACCATCAAGGGTTTTGATCTGCTCAACAATCAAGACATCTTCATAGATGCGGTTAAACACGACTACAAGCTTGATATCTTCGTACTGGATGTGTTTGGTATACCTGCCTGTTTTCATGTCCCACGATGCCTGTTGTTCAACCCACATATCACCCTCTGTAGTAGTAATACGCGATTCCTGCGTAGATGCAGACAGAAATGATAATGAGGATAAGGTCATAAAGTCCAATCTTTTCTTGTGGTTCTTCAAACCATGTTGTGTTTACGGGAAATTGCTCTGAAGCTGCTTCTTGCAATGTACGGGGGAAGGTTCTGGTTGTGTCATTTATTGAACTCATGTTTCGCCTCCAGTTCTTTGATGTATTGAATTAACTGTGCCACCGTTTCAATCTTTCCTGCACACCATCTGTTTACCAGATCTAAAACCATCTGCTGACCAGCTTTGTGGCCTTCTCTATACGACTCAATGTGGTCCATAAAACTCCTTTGCTTTGCTTTGGTGTAGGAGGACTGTACATTAACTTAAGTTGATGTCTACACAATTATTTGTATAAAAACAACAAAACCGATAGATTTTTACAATGACATGTTGCTGTCGTTTGGGATATTATCGCCACGTTGTTTAGAAAGGAAGCAAATGACTGTTGATCAACTATTGAAGAAGGCATCGCTGTATCAGGTAGCCAAGATCTTGGGCTTGACACCACCAGCGGTTTACAAGTGGAAGAAGACGGGCAAGATTCCTAGTCTTCGTTTGTTTCAACTTAAAGAAGCGAAACCGGAGTGGTTCAATGAGCAAGGGAAGTAGAGCAAGACCGTTTTCGGTCAGCAATGAAGAGTACGCAAACCGTTGGGATGCGATTTTTGGCAAAGATTTGGAGAAGCAAGATGAGTTACACAGACATAGAGATGAAGGTAGTGCAATGGGGCGAGGCGAGGGGAATAGTGCAGAACAGCACACCCCAAGCACAGGCAATCAAGACTCAGGAGGAGCTTGATGAACTCTTGGATGCCATCCGATCAGGAGATCGCGCTGCTATGGCAGATGCTTACGGAGACATTCTTGTCACTCTTGTCATGGGCTGTGCCTGTGCTGACCTAGACTTGGTCACCTGCTTTGAAGGTGCGTACAAGGAAATCAAGGATCGCAAAGGTTATCTAACCCCTGAAGGCATCTTTGTGAAGCAAGTATGAGACAACTACAGTACGACAAGAGCGGTGCTTTAGTGAAGCAGGTGGGTGGCAACCACTACAAGGACAAGGCGATCCAGCCTATTGAGTACATCCATGCCAACAAGCTTGGATTCTGCGAAGGTAATGTCGTTAAGTATGTCACTCGCTGGAAGGACAAGAACGGCATTGCTGACCTTGAGAAAGCAAAGCATTACATTGAATTGTTAATTGAATTGGAGGGTAAGAAATGATTTGGTCTTTGGCTTGGGATACGCTGATGGCAGTCTTGGCGCTGCTGACAATGTTTGTGGCCCTGTCCTTTTTTTGGGCAGGTTTAATGTTTCTATACGATGCACACGAGTGGTTGCTTAATAAAGTGGCACAGTTTTGGGAGGAAAGAAAATGAGTCAAGTAAACATCATCCTGACAGACAAAGAAGACGGAACCCTTGGGGTGCAGATCATTGCCGACCAAGACGAAGGTAAAGCCCACACGGTAGCGCTGATGTTCATGGAGATGCTCCAAGACATGCAGACCGCCAAAATCATCACGGAGAGCTAACATGAACTTTGAAGACTTTTGGAAAGCATGGCCCAGCAGCACCCGCAAAGGTGGTAAATCAACCTGTAAAGCCAAGTGGGACAAGCTGGGGTTGGACATGCAAGCCGACCAGATCATCAAGCATGTGGAGTGGATGAAGACCACAGACGCTTGGAAAAAGGCTGACGGAGCCTACATTCCAGCCCCTTTGGTGTACATCAACCAGCAGCGTTGGGATGGTGCTGAGATCCCTGAAATGACAGTTAACGTAAACGTCACTTTCAAGGACCCTGCGCTTGAGAAAATCGAGGCTGACACCGCAAAAGCTGCCAAGATGCCCCAAGATGTTGCAGAAAAACTACGGGAATTGCGAAAACAATTCACCCAACATACACAAATAGTCCATTAACCCATGTATACTATGTCCTGTCTGAGTGGCATCAGACGATTGACTGGTATTACAACCCCGCAGTTTCCTGTGTGGTCTTGTCAGACGGCAAGTGAACTTTTGATACCAGTCATTCGTTTGCTGTTGCTCTCGCCAAGAGCCAAGACCACAGAGCGAATTGCGGGGTTTTTTCTTTTGGCGAACTACATGATGCGGTACGTCGATGGTCATGTGTTTGGATACCCTGTAACACGAGCAAGCCAGAGCAGGGAGCGTGGGCGAATTCCTAGAGCGCGGTGGTTGAAATAGTCTGGGATAGTGCGATGCGAGGACATGGCTCCGAAGAGCACAGAGCGAACTTTGATTTTGATCACGGTAAGGCTGTGCTTTGCTCCAACATTCACCAAAGAGCACCTATGAAGAAGTATGTGAAGAGAAGAAGTAAGGCAAATGCAGTTGACTACTACAAGGATAAAACTGCAAATGAAATAGCGTCGATGATAAAGAAAACGCCTGATTTCATGAAGTCTGAAGAATGGTTTGTTTTGAAGGCAAAGACGATAGCAAGGTATGGATGTGTTTGTATGAAATGCAAAAAAACGATCAAAAGCTGGATGCAGATCAATGTTGATCATGTTAAGCCACGCAAATATTACCCACACTTGCAAAACGACCCTGAGAATCTACAAATTTTGTGTGGAAACTGTAACAAGGAAAAGGGCAACGGAGACACCGACTACCGTTAACCCTTGGAGATGTATTGCCTAAAGGAAATGAAATGACAAAAACGCAAGCACACTTGATTCTCGACAAAGCAAAGGTAGACAGGTTAGTACCGATCTATCTGATCAACCAAGCATTGATAGCAACAGGCGACCTAGATGTACGAACAACTGATCCAGAGATTAGCAGATCACTACTCCACGATGGCCTTGAGTCCCGCTTTCATCGATCACGCTCGGCATCAAGTCCGTTTGCTCAAAGACGATGAATCAGGTCTTTTTGTTGATTTACCAAGATTAGTTAAGGAACGCATTGATGAGAAAAAAAAGCAAATACAAGCCCAAGGGCGTGAGGTATGACCTGATGACCTATGTCAAGTCAGGCATGCTAAAGGTGGCAAAGGTCCCAAATGCTGGGGTTACCTTGATCACCAAAAACCACTCAGCCCTTGACGAAATTATGTACGGCAGAGGAGATAAAGATCAGGTAGACATCCTGATCCATTGCTTCAATCAAGCAGAGGCTATTGCCAAGCTGTTTCCTGAAAAGGGAGGCGATTGGTTGCCAGAGATCAAAGAGGCGCAGGACGCTGTTTACAACATGGGCAAGCGTGGTGTGACAGGCAAGAGCTTTCTTTTCACAGGACCTGAACTACAGGCTGTCAAGCTGGCTATGCAAGTGCATGATGTGCAGCTAGAGGAGACATCAGTAAAAGAGGTTGAACAGGCAATCAACTATGTCAACGAGTGCATCATTCACCGCAGAGCCAGAGCGATCATCACAAAGGAAATGGCATGATGTACCTAGGCATAGACCCGGGCTTTTCAGGCGCTTGGGGCATGATTGACCACAACGGGAAGTACCAGTCCTGCGGCGACATGCTCAACGATGGCAACTTCATCCACCACCACCTAGTCTTTGCTGAGATGAAGCAAGCTTACGAGCGGCAAGATATTGCCGTCATTGTCGAAGCAGTTCATGCTATGCCCAAGCAGGGTGTCAGCAGCACCTTCAAGTTCGGCATGGCCTACGGAGCCGCTATAAGCCTCGCACAGCGCATTTCACCCCACTTTTGTACCGTACCACCAAGGACATGGAAAAAAGCCCTCAAACTCGATTCTGACAAGGATACGAGCCTATTGTTGGCAAGAGAGTTATGGCCTACCGCTCCGCTGACCAGAAAAAAGGACAACGGACGCGCTGAAAGCCTTTTACTTGCTGAATACTTACGGCGGGAACATGGTTGATTGGGAAGACATTGGCTACAAGGAGCCGACAGCCTACGAGAAGTACACCAAGAAGCCGCCTTGGTGGTGGGATCAGTTTGTAGGACCTCCAAGACCGTGGGGTGGCAAACGCAAGGGTGCTGGAAGACCGTCTACAAAAAAGCAACAGACCCCAAAAGACGGATTGACTGTTGTACTGAAGATGAATAACATCCAACGCCTGAACCTAGAAGAAATGGGCGATGGTGACCTAGCAATAGGCATAGAAAGATTGATTGAAAAGTATATGTAAAGGAAAAGAAATGACTTGGCCCTTCCCTGTAAAACCAATCCCCAACGACTACAAAGTCCCCAAGTACAACCCAGCCAATGAAGAGGACGCACCGCTATGAGAGAAGCATTGAAGCTGGCGCTTGAGGCGTTGAGTAAAGTTGGTTATGTGCCTGATGCGGTTAATCCACATCCCATTTCAATAGCCATCGCTGCCGTCAAAGAAGCCTTGGCACAGCCAGAGCAGGAGCCTGTTGCGTGGATGCGTGAAGATGAAATGAAAGCAATTACTTCGCTTGAAAAGGATGCGTGGGTTGAATGTGGTCGTGGTGAGTTGGTTGGTGACTACAACAAGCCGCTTGGGTATTTAAGCGAAGGTGGTGCAGAAAGATTGTTGACTAAAAAACAAGCGATTGAACACATCAAAAACTTTAAGTTGTTTGCCCACGATGTGCCCATTTACACCACCCCACCACAGCGCACATGGGTTGGGCTGACGGATGATGAGATTGACCAAGGCTTACTGCGTTCCGATTACGCATTTAAGACGGCAGAAGCGTGGCGTGCTGGCGTTGTTTTTGCAATGACCAAACTCAAGGAGAAGAACACATGACTGAAGAAGACGAAGCATTTGAGGCCATAGACAAGGCACAAGGCTGGAGAAAAAGACAAATAGAACAAGAACTTGGACAGCCTATTTACTTTAAACCTAGAAGAGAGTGGGTAGACCTAACCGAGCAGGAAATGAAAGACATTTGGTATGAAACCAAGTCCATCATGGGCTGGTACTCATTCCAAGAGATAGCCAACCTGATCAAAGAAAAAGTAAAGGAAAAGAACCATGACTAAAGAAGAGTTGCTAGATCATTTTGCGACCCATGCAATGAAAGCCCAAATTGAAAAGATGGGGATTACAAATCCGTTTGCTTTGGCGCAAACAGCGTATCGCATGGCAAAGGAAATGGTTGAACACCGTGATCGTATATTTCAAGAATGGGCAAATGAAGAAGAAACAAAATTTCGTTATGCAAATGCCAATTTAAAAGATCTTAATTTGCCAATCAGGTATCACAGATGCTTATCAAGCGAAAACATTGTGATGAAAGAAGATTTGTGCAACTGGACTGAACGTGATATGCGGCGAATCCCCAACTTGGGGGTAAAAGGTCTAGAGTTTGTTAAACAAGCAATGGCAGAACATGGATTGAAATTTAAGGGGCAAGCATGAGTGACGAAGCAGCACAAAAAGCGATTGACTTTATTAGGGATAACGCCCCCAAGTACGCTAATGCCAAGGCAGAGCGTGTCTACATTGAGAACTACCTCAAGAGCAAGAAGGCTATTCTGATGGCAGACGAAGGCGGTACGCTGGGCGCAAAAGAAGCTTATGCCCTGAGCCACCCTGACTACATTGCCTTGTTGGGAGGTTTGAGACAGGCTGTTGAAGAAGAAGAAAAACTCAAATACCTGATCGAAGGGGCAAAACTCAGATTCGAGCATTGGAAGACAGAGCAATTCAACATGCGTGTAGAAGCAAGGGCAATGAACTGATGTACCGTGATCCTGATCTACTAAAGCTGGCACAAGGTCAACCATGTTTATTAAACTGCCACCCGTACTGTGATGGTGACGAAGGGTCAACAACGGTGGCATGCCACAGCAACGAGTTAATACATGGCAAAGCCAAAGCCCTCAAAGCTGATGACTGTATGAGCGTATGGGGGTGCTACAAGTGCCACACATGGTTGGATCAGGGTGACCAGTCCAAAAGAAAAAAAGCCAAGATCTTTGACGAGGCGTGGTATCGACAAGTTGGCGAATGGCATAAAATTGCCAACAATCCACTACTCAAGCCTTGGCGCAAAGACGCTGCCGAGCGAGTCCTAAAGCACATTGGAGCAAAGAAATGACCCAAGGCGAATTCATCCTAACCCTGCTACATGCAGCCACCAACACCCACATCCTGCACCTGCAGAGCAAAAGCTTCTCAGAACACATGGCCTTGGGCGCGTTCTACGAAGAGTTGCCAGACCTAGTGGATGCTGTGGTGGAGAGCATTCAGGGCTTGACAGGCGAGATCATCCAATACCCTGAGATGTATTACCGCCCAGCAGAGTCAGGACAGCAGGAACTTGAAGACCTGTTGGAATTTGTCAAAGATGGCAGACAAGTGCTACCGCAGGACAGCGAGGTCCAGAACGAAGTAGACAATATCGCTAACCTGATCAACTCAACCCTATACAAGTTAAGATTTTTGAAGTAATTTCCCGCTAGAAGAGAGTTTGAGGCTACTGTAAAAGGTGGCCTCTTTTTTTTGATAGGGGGGGTATAAAAACAAAGGGGGGAGGGTCCACCAAGTTTTTGACCAGCAAAAATTTCTCAGCGCGGCGATGGGGTGTCGAACGGGTCTGGCAGCGTTGTTTTTTCGCAAATCAGAGCCAACCCCATAAAAATCGCGTCAAATCGCAAAACCCCATGCACACTATGCAACCCATATAACACCGTGAAAAACGCCCCAAACGGGCTAAAAATGCGCTTTATGGGCATTGCATCATTGCTAACCGCATTGCCGTGCAAACCGCTAACCGCATTGCCGCAATGGGTTGATCAATTGGTAGGAAACCAAACCAAAAACCAACCAACCAACCCATGCGACAAATCGAAGTAAGTACCAACTAACTTAGCAAACCCAAAAAAACGGGGCACGATACCCCGTTTGCTTAGGTTTACCCGCTAGGGCATTGATTCAAGCAAAACCCAAAAATGCGACGGTAAGCAAACCCGCACGGTTTTTGGCGCGTCAATTGGTAGGCAATAAACCAAACCGTTACCAATACCCGTTACTTCACACAATTGCTCGTCGATTGTTGTAACAATGCCAATGTTGCCAATTTGCGGTTCATTCATTGTTTACCCCTATTTGTGCCAATAGGTTAATACAATCTGTGACATTATCACTTAAGTATTCTAAATTGTTGCGGTTTTCAATGTCAAAAAGTAAACCGTTCAATTGTTCATATACGGTTTGCAGCGTTTGTTTTTCTTCATTTGTCATTGTTTACCCCTTAATGCAAAGCATAAGACACGGTTTCAGTTGACCAACACAAACGACAATCAAGGCATGCACCGTTTTGCTTAGGTGCATTGCATGCCGTGCCCATTGGTTTGGCCGTGTGTACATTGCTAACCGCTATATTTGCAACCCCTTGCAGCGACAACGGCACAATCACGGGTTTGTCGGGGTACATTGCCGACAATCGGACAATCAGATTCGCGGGTAATGCCCCATGTTTGGCAATGTATTGCTTAACCATGCCGTATTCGCGGGTAGGCAACCAATGGCGCGTGTTTGGGGTTAATTGTGCAACCCGTGCAATTAATTCTAGGTGTTCAACCCCTTG